GCATCATCTCGAAGGGTTTCGCCGAACCCACTTCACAGGGCAGCGGACCTAGCTATTAACTAGATCCGACGTCTGTACCCACCGAGGCTTTATGATAAGCTTCGGTCTCTGCGGGACACCCCCCTTCCAGGCATGGAAGGGTGATGGCCTTTCAATAAAGTATTGAAAAAGCGCAGAGTCGTCTTCGATCGGCAGTCTAGACTGGGAAGATATTATCGTCCCAGCCCGGACTTCGTACCTTTGTAGGTCCTTGTTCCATCGCGCTAAGAAACGCGATAGACTAGGCCTTGCAAAGGACTTCAGACCGAAGGCCCCAGAATCCATACTTACAGTTGGCACAAGGCCATCTGGTATGGTCGAGGCGATACCCCGTGCAGCATGCCACAAACCTTTCTTTCGAAAGTTATTGTGTTGCTCCACGACGCTCGCCAAGGACTCTGGGTTGTTGTCGTAAGCAGACCGCCAATAGGCTGGAGTCACATCGACTCCCCTAAAGGCATCAACGCCGCAACTCTCTCTGAACTGTCCAGTCCAGAAGGATTTGCTTAAGTTGACCTTGAAATGCAGTAATTCAAGAGCTGCGAACAACAACTCCCGACTGTCAGAAGGGACGATTATATCGTCCCCAAAGACGGCCACGTCCCGAGCCAAGAGCCTCACATTCGTTGGTCCTGCTTGCAACTTTCGCTTAGTAGCGATAGCCGCGAGGCAGATCCCGAAGAATATGAGTGATTGGACCGGAAACGTGCAGGCGCTACCCATGGTTGAGAACTTTCTCAACCTGATCAAGGGGTCTGCTTCTTTGCAGATTCCTTGTTCAAGGAAGCGGGTGCGTGTCGCTTGAAGGGCCATAACCAACGGCGGATTGCCGTTGAAGTACTGCCCGACGAGGTGACAGGTGACTCGATCGCTGGCTGCCGATAAATCGACAGTTGCGAGGGAGCCATCTCTGGATCCGCGACGACAGAGATCTTGATTCCTGGATTGGTCCTTAAATAGGACACAACCGCCGATCCAAGACTCTCGACTTCGTTCGCAGAAGTAGTGCCACAAATTTTGCTGGCACCACTGATGTTCACTTGGCTCTGCGGCAATAAGCCGAGGCTTAGTGAAGGTCTTCCAGACGCTGATGAGTCTACTGGCCGGATCGGTTGATCCGACTTTGGAGTCAGCAGCACTATCAGCCCAACTTGCGTAATTGTGGAAACCACAATCAGCAATAGGGTACACGCTTTCCAAGCGGTGTGACCAGTTCGTCCAACAGAACTTGTTGTAGAACCGGCCACGTCGTTCGGAGACAGCACCTGGACCATGTCTGAACCTCCATTCTTGGAACCTATATGGCCCCAGAGTCGAGGTGATGAGTCTAGACACTTTGTCTAGGTTCACCAAGAAGGTCAGGAGTTCCTCTCTTTTAGAGGGGTCCTCCTCAGCTTCGACGCGGCTGAGATAGAGCGGAGAGTACTGGAATCCAGTATATTCTCGCTCGAACTCCTCTGCATCGGGCTGCTCGGCGTTCCAGAAGCCATCAGGCTCCGGGAGCTCCGAGTCGACGAGGATGAAGTCCTTAACTTCCTTTTGGACAGCATCCTCACTGCATTGAAGATCAACTTTCCTACCCAAATAGAGTATTTGGCGCAGGAAGGCCACAGCTTCAACATCGCAGTCTCCTTTCAGGGTTCCTCTTTGGTCAAAAATCAGTAAGTACAGTCCCCGCAAAAATCGCGGGATTTGTACTCTTGATGAAACCGGCCTCGTTAGAGGTAGGCCATCAAGTTTGTACTGACCTCCAGCAAGACACTTTTCGAAGTGCTTGCAGGCAGCCACCATATCGACGCATATCGCGCCGATACCACGGCTACTGACCAAAGAACGTAGGCGAGCTTTGTCTTTGACAAAGTCCCCCACGAGCGTCGGGTAGACGTTGGCAACATCTTTTAAGATGTTGTCGAACGTCCGAAGCAATTCCCTAACATGGCGATTAGACATGCGGCTCCAAATAAATTTGGAGTCGGTATGTCCCATGTCGCTAGTTAGGCAACTTCACACCATCTCGTCAGTTAGTTCCGTCAAAACCGCATTGGTACTTGCCGTAAGGAAAGTACACAGCGCGGCCGGAATCGTCACTGACTCGTCAGCGGGCGTTTGCTCGATGACGACGTACGCAACGCGTACAATTTCCGGAGCCTCCGAAGTAGCCCACGTTGTGTGGGTCACTTGGACGTTGTGCCTCGCTCGGCCAGTTTTGGTAACTGAATGCCGAACGAACACGCGGTACGACTCCGTCGCGTCCTTGTACAAGTACTCGGACGCATACGGTGGTGTGTTGATCCTGTTCAACGTTTTAGAGTTGAACGTGATCGAGTTGCTTCCCAGCATTTGGGAACTCCTTGCTACCTTTTACGGCCGGACCCGTCTAGGGTCAAAGCCGCTAGAGATGCAAGGACCGACCATTTGCCCCCGTCGAACAGGGGGAGAGAGAAAGAAAAGGGGAGTACCGGAACGGCGACATACCGTTCCTTTACAATCCGAACCGAAGGCTGGGGCACTGTAGCAGTGCACCACTCCGGTATCCGTGTTATTTTGAACTCCTTCGTTGCCGAAGAAGTCCGCATAACACAGATGGATCCCCAGGTTAAAGGGATTGTGTTGTTGCAGGCGGCGATAACATCGCCGATCCCCAAAAACCAATCCGCCAACCAGCTCCATGGGAGAAGTTCCCATGCAGCAGCCAACGTCTCGTAACCAGTGACTCCCTTAATGATGTTCTCCGCATAGTTGCGCATTCGCGCAGACCGTGCGTTCATTTTGGATCTTTTCGACAATTTGTCGATTCCAAAATATTCGAACCAGTAAGGCCAGTCAAAGGATGGATCGAGTCTATAAGACACGGTCCCCCACATCCGCATGCGGTATGTGATACGTTCGACGCCCCAGACGGAAGTGACCACGGTTTCAAAGGGGTAATCAATTACCCCCCAACCGGTGTCATAATCGTCCTTGGCTAGGTGGCACCTTTTCCGCAACTTTTTCCCTTTCTCAAGCTGACGAAGATCCCGCATTTTGTCCAAAAACAATTGCTGGAAATTCATCATCTTTTGAAAGTCACTCAACATGGGTTTGACAGCCCAGCGCCAGGTTAAATGCCCGTACGCTACCTTCGCAAGAAGGCTGTTGCCAAATCCACGAACGAGTGAAGGCAGTTCCGCAAGCTCACCAATCTGAGTCGGAATACTATATTCCGGCTTATTAGGATTGGTGTTAGCCAGGACCTTCCAAGCGTAGTCGCTCAGATCCAATACGTCCAAGAGGCCGTATCGGTCTGACAACGGGCTGGGGGCCTGTGGTTCCATGTGTGAACATGGCATGTCGTAACATCCAACTACCAAAACGTTGGATTCATTACGCCACTCACCATTGAGGCGGATGAAGTGAAAATCACGCTCGTCAAGCACGAAATCGTTAGCACGATCGCGCTGTCCGACGTAATCATCACAACTCCTGACAGTACCCTGAGTAGCACTCCGGAATCCAGTTTGAGGAGACATCGCAACATGGTAGTAACTACCAATATGCGCTGTCCTTACATCCTGGTCCCGGTGGCGGCTACTCATGAGACATCCTGTCAACTGCTGGAAATACAAACGTTGCATCTCTCTCGGGTGACAGATGTCAACCAGACGATTGCTCGCCTAGCGGGTTCCACCACAAGGTGGA